GATCGTAGACAAGATTATGGCTATCCCGGACGCGGCGGCGGAGGCGGCGGACTCTATCCCCGGGTCCGACATAGCGGGCGAGGCGGGGCGACAGGCGGGGCGACAGGCGGGCGGCGCGGCGTCATGGGCGGCTGGAGGACTGTCGGATCTCGCCTCCGGAGAGGTTAACTTCCCGTCCCTGAACTCCGGCGGAGTCGTCCGACACGACGGCATAGCACAGGTCCACAAGGGCGAGGCGGTTATCCCCGAACGGTTCGTCGAGGGGGCGCGACGGGAGGACAGGTCCTCCGCGGCGGCTGTCTCGACCGGCGGCGGCGACTCGGAGACGAACTACAACATAGAGATAGGGGACCAAACCCTCGACCTCTCGTCCGTCTCCCGGTCCACCCTCCGAGAGTTAGCGGCTATGATAGACGCGGAGATAGGTTCCTCGACCGGGAACCTCGCGGGAGGTAGATAACCATGGCTACGATAGACGGCGTTACACTCTCACGGAACGACGGTTCGGAAACGTTCGACCTAAAAGCGACTAAGGTTAAAAAGTCGTTCTCGAACGGACTCGTAACGGACTCCATAGTGTCCGCCCTCCGCGAGGTCGTCGGGGGAAAACTCGTCTTTGATAAGGAAACCCTCGTCGTCGAGGGGATAATTCAGGACGTAGATCCCGACCAATACCCGAACAGCGGGTCCTACTCGGACCATGATTTAGGCATGGAACGGGAACTCGACCGGGCGGGGAAAGAGTGGGGGTTCGACACTACCGACGGGTTCGACACTCTCACATGGGGGAACCGGTCCCCTATTCAGGGAGTTATCACACAGGTAGACGCGACGGAGAACGCGGAGGACCCGGAACTCGGCGCGGGATCCTACGAGTTCACGGTCGAGTTTACCTACCTCGACGCTTTCATAGCCTAACCATGTCATTTAGTGTAACTGTCGGAGGGACGCCCGTGGACGGCATTTTCGACGTGAACTACAAGGGCGCGGACACGGAGGAGATAGGGGAGGCGGAGGTCGAGGTAAAGAATAACGCCTCGAACCGGGCTTTCTCCTACGGCGAGGAGGTCGTTATCCAGCGGAACGGGGAGACTGTCTGGACCGGCTACCTCGAAAAGAAACCTCCCTCCGGCGACCGTAATATCCGGCTGAACCTCACCGCCCGGGACAAGAGGGAGGAACTTCAATACGTCGAGGTACACCGCCCGTTTTACGACATGGACAGCGGCGAGGTCGTTCGGACCATGGTAAACGAACAGGTCCAGCCTCAAAGCCCGGTCCTCGTCCACACAGGCGACGACCTCACTAACTGGACCTCGGACATAGACCTGTTCGAGTTAGCGAAAATCCCAAATCAGGATCTAAACGAGTATGGGACGGACCTACTGTTCGCCCTATGGGAGTCCGGGGACACCGGGACCTACCGGGCGACGTTCGGCGACGTTCCGTTCTCCGCGGCGGACGACGGGCGGATCCTGTGGTTAGAGACGGGGTTCCTGTTCAATAATAAGGGCGGGTTCTTTTCCGTCGAGGTCGAACTCCGGGACCACGCGGGGAATAATTATGTGTGGGACATGGAGGTTCCCGGCGGGTCGGAGTATGTTCAGGAAAAACTCCCGGCGGAGGAGGCGACGACGGAGGGCGCGGAACTCACGTCCGACGGGACTCTCGAATATCGGATAGAGATAAGCGGGGATCTCCCGGAGACGCGGGCGGCTGTGATAGACTACGCCCGGACCCGCCCGTTCGGGACGACCTCCCGGGAGACGGGGTTCTCGACCGTGGACGTTCAGGACACCGGTCGGGACATTATCCGACGCATGGACGGGACCGTTTTCGAGTCGTTAGCACAGTTAGCGACGGAGGACGGCGCTGTGTCGTTCATAGACGAGGACGACCACTTACACTTTGAACCGTCGGGCGACGCCTCCGCCCCGGAGTCTATCACCTACAACGGGACGAGAGTCGTCGAGGCGGACGCTGAAAAGGACGCGACGGATATCGTTAACAAGGTCACGGTTCAGGGCGCGGGGGACCTACAGAGATCCCTACAGGACTCCGGGTCCGTCTCGTTCTACGGCGTCTCCGAGAGGTCCGAACCCCTCGTAAACAAGGAAATACAGAACGAGGACGAACTCCGCGCCTACGGAGAGGGCTACCTGAATAAGAACGCATGGGAGGACACGGCGATAGCGTTCACGGTCGCGGATCCCGCCTACAAGAACGTGACCGTCGGACAGTCCCTCCGGGTCACATGGCCCCCGCAGGATCTCGACGGGGAGTTCATAGTTTCCGAGACGCAAACTAATACCGCTGGAAAAGTGACTATCGGAGTAACGGGGTCGGACGCATGAGTTCACTAACACAGGTCGAGAAACTACGCGCCCTCGGACTGAAAAGCCCGGACTCCTCGAATAACCCTTACGAGAGTCTATTCGACCAAATAGAGGCGGCTAAAGACTACTCGACGTTCTCCTCGGACGTGAATAGTCAAAGTTCGTTCTCGGAGTTCGAGACGTACCTAACCGACACTATCGGCATGTCCGCGGACGACGCCTCCCGGTTCCGGGCGAGGATAGAACAGAAATACGCCTCGTTCTCGGACCTACAGTCCGCTTTCTCGTCGTCCTCGTCTTACGAGGAGTGGCGTGGGACGTTCTCATGGGGGACGACCATAGCGGGCGACACGACCGACGGAGACGGACCTACGTCCGGGATCCGCGTCCACGGGGAGGACGGGCTGTCCTACAATAACGAACAGGTCGGGAAAGGGACCGTCGAGATTTTCGGTCCCCGGGTCGAGTTCTCGGAAACGTCCGCCCCGATAGACGCCTCGACCGACTTTACGGTAGCGAACCTCACCGTCTCGAACACTACGCCCACCCGTTACGAGACTATCCAGATCTCGGCGGACATTACGAATAACAGCGGCTACGGGACGACGTTCACGGCGAAACTCTTAGAGGATAGTTCCGTCGTTCAATCCCAAACCGTCGAACTCGACCCGTCCGAGACTCAAGAGGTCACGTTCGACCGGACCTACACGGAACTCGTCTCCGTCGAGGTCCAGATAAACAACTCCGCGACGGAGACGGTCGTCGTTATCCCGTCCGGGTTAGTGGGGATCCAATAATGACCCGGAAAGCGGACCAATACATAGCGGAGAACCGGTCCGATATCCGTAGCACACAGGCGAATTTCATAGAGGTCACGGACCGGGGCGCGTCCCGGGACCTCTCGTTCCCGCGGAACCTCGTCGAGGTCACGGTTCAGGTCGAGATCTACACCCGCCCGCTGAACTCCTCCCTCGTCTCCGGACACCCGAACGGATCCGTCCACGGGTCGGGACACGGCGAGAGTGGGGACCTCCGCGGGGGCTGGACCCTCGTCGAGGACTCCGAGAACTCGACTGTGTGGACGAAAGACGGACGGAACGCTATCCGGGACGCGCTGGACGGACAGGCGGGCGCTATCAAATCCGCGGCTATCGGACACGGGACCGCGGACGCCTCCTCCGCGGACGTGGATCTCCGCGACCGACAGGCGACCGCGTTCGCGTTCGGGACGAAAGACGACCGGAACACTACCCGCGGACATGGGCTTTTCCTGTTCCATGAACACAACGAGGCGACGACGGAGGTCGGACTCCTCGACGACGACGGACGCCTCCTCTCCCGGACGACCGTGGACGACGTGGGTCCGACCGGCGAGGAGGAGGTCCGGGCGGAGGTCCTACTCACGTTCGAGGGGACCGGGACCGGGGACTCCGTTATCACCGACGAGGGCGAACGGACCGCGGCGGACTCTATCCGGCTGGACTCCGTGACCGTCGGACTGTTAGAAATGGCATGGGGGACCGGGACGACGGCGTTCAGTAAGTCGGACACCGCCCTCACGTCCGAGGTCGCCCGGACGAACGTCGCCCGGGAACTCGACCTCGAAACTATCCGGACGTTCGGGAAACTGTATGAGTCCGAACCCGCGGGACAGCCCGTAGACCTATCCGAGGTCGCGGTTTTCGACAATAACGGTAACATGTATTGGGCGACGGCGTTCGACTCCGAGGAGAAAGACGACTCCGCCCCCCTTACGACGACCGTCGGGTTCAGGTTCCGATAGGACCGGTTCCCCTCTCCGTAGGCTACCTTAATGGGGGACGCCCGTTAGGATAGGGCTAAGAACATGGCTACGGCTGATAAATTAGAGTGGCCCAAAGGGACTCCGCTGTTCGAGTTAGCGTTCCGGGCTATCTCGGAGGGTATGAACGGAGTCGGCGTCCTCGCGTCCGGGGACATGGAGGTAACGGCGACGGCGAACGCGAACGAGATCTCCGTCTCGACGGGCGACCTGTGGGTTCCCGGGACGACCTATACTATCGGGTCCGCGGAGACACACACACTCTCGGATAACTCCTCCGGGTCCGACCGGTGGGACACGGTGGTTTATGACACGGGAACAGGCGCGTCCGCGGTCGTCGAGGGGACCGCGGGGGCGGACCCGGAACCTCCGGACCTGTCCAGCGGACAAATCCTCCTCGCCTACGTCTACGTCCCGGACGGGGCGACCGACACGCCCGACTCCCGGATCTACAACTGGCGGGCTATGTCCACGGACGCGGGGGACGTTCGCCTCGACGACTCCGGCGGGGAGTTCTCGTCC